CTGTGATGGCGAAGCTCTCAGCCCATTTTTGATCCAGGATCTTCGGAAGTGGTAGGCGCGCCCAGGCGCTTCGTGTTCTTCAAGGGCGACAGACCCGCCGCCCATTGATGGGCGGATGCCAGCATGGGTAATGGAAACGAACGTGTCATCTGGATTTCCGATGAACGGCGATGTTCCCTCCACATCACCGATGCCGTGGATCAACCATTCAAGCTCCACCTTTAGAACGCGGGCAACTTCCCCCAGCCGATCAATGCCAGGCCGCGTCGAGCGGCCACGCAGGATATCATATACGAAGGAGCGGTTTACGCCGGCCATCTCGGCGACATGCGCGGGGCTTAGTCCAAGCTGGCTCGAGCGTGCGTGCAGTCGGTCAGAAATCGTATGGTGTTCGGTCATGTTATCCCCAACGGCCTGTGGATTAGAAAGGATAAGATAGGATTGCGTGATGATCGTCAAGGCGCTAGAACATAAGTTGAACGAATGCACGTAAGATTTGGGGGGAAGATGGATATTGAAAAGGCTTATTTTTCGCTGCCTGAGGTTCTAAATCGTTGGTCCATTGCTGAGGATGATCTGATTTATCTCGCCGAGAATAACAATGTTCGGCTTTCGATTCGCGTCTTCAATCTATTTCTGGAGTTTGGCGACTACGATGCAGACTTCGATGGGGCACTGTTTCGCGTACCCCATGAGCGGAAGAGCTTTAGCGGGCTTTTGGATCTGCACGCCTGCGATGTTTTTCATCTGTTTCGGGCTGGCGAGATCCATCTCAGCGAGTTTCGGTATGATCGGTGCGGTTATGCCTGCCTTCAGGATGCGCAGATACCTCAGTATGTGGTTATTGGTGACCTTCTTCTGCGGCGAGCAGAACGGGATATCTATGAAGTAAAGTCAGGCTTTCATGCGGGAATTAGAAACGCGCCAGAGCGTACTTTTATTGCTTCGCATGGTTACAAAGAGGTGCGCTGCAACGGGCACCTGTTCCAGCTGGGGCCAATCCAAGCCGAGGTTGTTCGGGCGCTGCACGCGGCGGCCGAGGCTGGGCAGCCTTTTCAGAACGGGAAGCTGATCTTGGGGGCGGCCGGATCAAAGAGCCTCAAGATGGCGGATGTTTTCAAGTCCAAGGAAAACTGGCGAGAATTGATTCGGTCTGACAGGCGTGGAAATTACTGCCTGAACGTCGACTAGGCACTTTCATATGCCCTTGGTGGGGGACGAGTGTGGGGGTTGTGAAGGGGATGGGCGGTGGATGCTCATCCCCTTCTTTCATTTTTTTTATTGATTTCAAGGCTACTCCCATCCCCCTCTTCATCCACCGCCGATCCCGACGACATCCCACATCAGTATTTTGCATCTTCGCTCTGTAGCCATCAGAGGAGAACGCGATGCAGCACCAAACCTGCCTCACCCAAAAGGAACTTGCGCGGCGCTGGACGATTTCGCACCGCACGCTCGAGCGCTGGCGCTGGGTCGGGGAAGGCCCCGTTTACATGAAGATCGGCGGGCGGGTGGTTTATCGTCTCGACGACATTCTTGCCTTTGAGCATGCGCAGTTGCGCCAGAACACGACCTCGGTCGTTGGGGCAGGGGCGGCATGATGATGGCAAGTTTCAAGCCTGCTCATGTAGCGCCGATCCACGCATCGACCGACGAGATAGCCTTCTGCGTATGGGTGGCACAAGCCGCGCCTGGCGAGACGCTGGTCTACCATCGCGGCTTTCTGGCGGTCGACGCGGTCGGCATCGTCTCGAAGCTGTCCTCCGATCAACAGCGCGCATTGCGACTGGTGGCCGCTGCCGCGCTGCGCGCCGCCGAGCAGGATCTGGTCCACCTCGTTCAAGCCCGGATCGGCCCTGACCAGTTCGCCTACATCGCCGTTGCCCGGCGCAAGCCCCGCAAGGCCGGTGCCTCCCTTTCGATGCGCCTGCTCGAGGCCGCCTGATCCCCCCATTCCCCAACAAGGAGACCCAAATGCCCTTTCCCGATAACACTCCCGACATCAACGAGTTGATCAATCTGCCCGTGGGTGAAATTGCTCTGCTTCCTGTGGACCTGCTCGCCGTCCTGCAGCGCGAGATTGACGCTGCCGCCAAACAGATGAAGGCCGTGACCACGCGCTTCAACGCAGCACTGGAGGTTCGGTTCGCCACGCGCGCCGCGAAAGAGCGCAGCGCTTTGGGCAAGGACACCGGCACAGTGCGCTTCGACGAGGGTGATTTCACCATCGTCGCCGATCTGCCGAAACGGGTGGATTGGGATCAAAACCGGCTTGCCGCCATGGTCGAGCGTATCCGTGCCGCAGGCGACGACCCTGCCGAATATGTCGAGATCAGCTTCAAGGTGCCGGAACGCAACTATGTCGCCTGGCCGGAAGCCATCCGTCAGGGTTTCGAGCCCGCGCGCACGGTGCGGACTGGCACGCTGAAGGTCGAGATTTTCCCGCAAGGGGGTGCGCAGTGAGCCTTCCGATCATCACCGCCGATCAGCGGTTGGCCGAGCCTCGAGGGATCAAGGGCTGCATCTTCGGGCGCAGTGGAATTGGCAAAACTTCACTGCTGTGGTCGCTGACTGCCACCACAACCCTGTTCATGGATCTCGAGGCGGGCGATCTCGCCATCGAGGGCTGGCAGGGAGACACGATACGGCCGCGGACTTGGATGGATTGTCGCGATTTCGCGGTGTTCATTGGCGGCCCGAACCCCAGCTTGCGCGACGATCAGGCCTACAGCCCGGCGCACCATGCTGCCGTTTGCCAGAAGTTCGGCGATCCCGCCGTATTGGAACGCTATGAGACGTTGTTCGTGGACTCAATCACCGTTGCCGGGCGGCTGTGCTTTCAATGGTGCAAGGGCCAGCCCGAGGCGTTTTCAGAAAAAACCGGCAAGCCGGATATCCGGGGGGCTTACGGGTTGCATGGCCGCGAGATGATCGCCTGGCTCACGCATCTGCAGCACACGCGCCGCAAGAACATCTGGTTCGTCGGTATTCTCGACGAGAAGCTCGATGACTTCAACCGCAAGGTGTTCTCGCCGCAGATCGACGGCGCCAAGACCGGATTGGAGCTGCCCGGGATCGTCGATCAGGTGATCACCATGGCCGAGATTTCTGGTGCCGATGGCCAGCCCGCGCGCGCTTTCGTTTGCGAAACGCTGAACCCCTTCGGCTTTCCCGCCAAGGATCGCTCCGGGCGGCTCGATATGATCGAGGTACCGCATCTCGGCCAGCTGATGACCAAGATCCACGGCCCGGTGCGTCCTGCGGCCGCGCGCCTGACCTATGCCGCCACTGTGCAGGATCCGTCTGCCGAGGCTGCTTTAAATCCCTCCCATGTCAATTGAAAGGACAAATCCGATGACCGGACTCTGGAACGATTTCAACTCCGCGCAAAGCAACGGCACCGTAATTCCGAAAGGCACACTGGCCAAGGTGCGGCTGACGATCCGCCCCGGCGGTTTCGATGACCCGAGCCAAGGCTGGACCGGTGGCTATGCCAAACGCGGCGCCACCGGCGCTGTCTATCTCGACGCCGAATATACCGTGGTCGAAGGGCCCTACGCCAAACGCAAGATCTGGTCACTGATCGGGCTTTACAGCCCGAAGGGCCCGGATTGGGGCAATGCCGGGCGCGGCTTGGTCAAGGGCATCCTGAACTCGGCGCGCGGGCTCGATGACAAGGACAACTCGGCGCAAGCACAGGCCCGCCGCCGGATCAGCGGCTTTGCGGAGTTGGACGGGATCGAATTCATCGCCCGGATGGATATTGGTTCTGACACAAATGGCGAGGACAAGAACGAGGTCCGCTCCGCCGTTACGCCCAGCCACCGCGATTATGCGCAGCTGATGGGGCAGGGAGGGGCTGCTCCGATGCAGAGCTATGACCATCCCCCGGCAACGGGCGCGCCGCATCAGGGCTATGCCACCCCGGCTTCGGATTACGCAGCACCTGCTCAACAACCGCAACCCCAGACGCCACAAGCCCCTGCGGCCCCCGGTTTTTCCGGGCGTCCCAGCTGGGCTGAGTGAGGGGGAGCAATCATGCGGCTGCGTCCCCGTCAGAAAACCTTTGTTGAGCGCAGCCTTGCTGCGCTTGACGCCCACGGCAACACGCTGGGCATCGCGCCGACTGGAGCGGGCAAGACGATCATGCTGTCGGCGGTCACCGGTGAGGTGATCGGCGGCAGCGCTGCCAAGGCATGCGTGCTGGCCCACCGCGATGAGCTGACCGATCAGAACCGGGGTAAATTTGCCCGGGTCAATCCGGGCATGACTACGTCGGTGGTCGATGCCAGTGCCAAATCTTGGGCGGGTCAGGTGACCTTCGCCATGGTGCCGACGCTGGCCCGGATCGGCAATCTTGCGGCCATGCCGCGGCTTGATTTGCTGGTAATCGACGAGGCGCATCATGCGGTGGCGGCAAGCTACCGCCGCATCATCGACCATGTTCGCAATGCCAACCCTGACGTTCGGATCTTCGGCGTCACAGCCACCCCGAACCGCGGCGACAAAAAGGGCCTGCGCGAGGTGTTCGACAATGTCGCCGATCAGGTGCGTCTGGGTGAGTTGATCGCCTCGGGCCATCTGGTTCCGCCGCGCACCTTCGTGATCGATGTTGGTGTGCAGGACAAGCTGCGCGCTGTGCGCAAGTCGCTGGCTGACTTCGACATGGCAGAGGTTGCGTCGATCATGGACCGCGCGCCGGTCACCGACGAGGTTATCCGCCACTGGAAGGAGAAAGCGGGTGACCGGCAGACGGTTGTGTTCTGTTCCACTGTCGCTCACGCCGCGCATGTCACGGAAGCCTTTAACGCCGCAGATGTGCCTGCCAGGCTGATCCACGGTGATCTGCCAAGCGAGGATCGCCGCCAGGTTCTGGCAGCATATGCCGCCGGAGAGGTCCGCGTGATCGTTAACGTTTCGGTTTTGACTGAAGGTTGGGATCATCCGCCGACTTCCTGCGTCGTGCTGCTGCGCCCCTCATCTTACAAATCCACCATGATCCAGATGGTCGGGCGCGGGCTGCGTACCATTGATCCGGAGGAACACCCCGGCGTCATCAAGACCGACTGCGTTGTATTGGATTTTGGCACCTCAAGCCTGATCCACGGCACGCTTGAGCAGGATGTTGATCTCGACGGCAAGACCGGGACTGGAGACGCCCCAACCAAGGTGTGCTCGGCCTGTAGCGCCGACATTCCTCTGGCCTGCTTTGAATGCCCACTTTGTGGCGAGGTGTTTGAGCGCGAGGAAGACCTGCGTTCACAAGAGGCCAATGATGGGACGCTGAGCAGCTTCATCATGACGGAAATCGACCTTCTGAAGCGGTCCAGCTTTGCTTGGATCGACCTGTTTGGGGCCGATGACGCACTGATGGCCAACGGGTTCAACGCTTGGGGCGGCATCTTCTTTCTGGAAGGACGCTGGCATGCGGTCGGCGGTGCAAAGGGCCAAAACCCCCGCCTGCTGGGCATTGGTGAGCGGACCGTCTGCCTCGCGCAAGCTGATGATTGGCTGAACGAGGTCGAGACCGATGAAAGCGCCTTCAAGACGCGCGGTTGGCTGAAACAGGCCGCCACGGACAAGCAGCTGCAATATCTACCGCCCGCATATCGACAGGATTACGGCCTGACCCGCTATCACGCTTCGGCACTGATGACCTTCACCTTCAACAAGCGGGCGATCCGCCAGCTGATCATGGCGGCGGCTTCTGATGCGCGGGAGGCGGCATGAGCCATGTCGCGCAAATCCCATCCCCGCCCTCAGCGGCTGAGGATCGACCGCTGCCTGCGCGCATCGGGCATCTGCGCCCAAGCCTTTGCGCTGTCTGCACGTCTCCCACACGGGGCTTTGGCTGGTTCGATCCACACCAGCCGCGCTCGCACCGTATCCGCCGCTGGTTTTGCTCCATGGACTGCCAAGCTGCCTTCACCCTCAAAGCCCGGAAAGGATTGAACATGGTCGATTTCACCGAAGAGGAAACGCAGGCGCTGCCCGCCGTCATGCGCGCGCTTGCGCCTGAGATGGAGCGCATCGGCTGGAACCGGCCGTTGGGTCAGCTCACCCAGCACGACATGCACCAGCTGATCGTGATCGTCATCGCGGCATTCCGCGCTGAAATGGCTCTGATCGCCAAGGATACGGAGATCCCATTCTGATGTTGGACTATAATTCCCGCCCCAGCTTTGCCGACAAGGTGAACGCCGCAGTCGACGCAACCCTGACCGCTGACAATGCTGCACGCATCCCACGCGATTATCTCGGCGGCTCGCGCCTCGGCCATGCCTGCGAACGCGCGCTGCAGTTTGAGTTCACCCACGCGGCCAAGGACCAGGGCCAGGATTTCAGTGGCCAGTTGCTGCGCATCTTCGCCATCGGCCATGTCCTTGAGGATCTGGCGGTGGCTTGGCTGCGGCAGGCTGGCTTTGATCTCTACACCCGCAAGGGCAACCGGCCGGATGGCGGCCAGTTCGGCTTTTCTATCGCCGGTGGGCGCATTCGCGGCCATGTCGATGGCATTATCGCCGCAGGCCCAGAGGACTTTGGCCTTGGCGTGCCCGCACTTTGGGAATGCAAAACGATGAACGCCAAGAACTGGCGGCTCTGCGTCAAGGAGGGCGTCACCAAGTCCAAGCCTGTCTATGCCGCCCAGACAGCGATCTACCAAGCCTACATGGAGGCCAGCGTGCCCGGTATCAGCGCCGCACCTGCTCTGTTCACCGCGATCAACAAGGACACGGCCGAGATGCACCATGAACTGGTGCCCTTCGACGCGGATCTGGCGCAACGCATGTCCGACCGCGGCGTGCGGATCCTGCAAGCCACCGACGCGGGCGAGCTGCTGCCGCGCGTGGCCCAAAATCGCGACTTCTTTGAATGCCGCTTCTGCTCCTGGGCGGAGCGCTGCTGGGGGATGCCCGCATGAGCGACGACAATATCATCCATTTCAACCCTTGGCAGGATTTCAATGACGCGCCCTCAATTGAGGATCCGTTTGGCGTCGAGCCAGATCCCGCCCAGATCGAAACCTTTATTGACGTCGTCTTCGGTTATTCTGAGGGCCTGATCCCGGTCCGGGGCTTTGTCGACATGGGTCAAGGCAAAGAGGGTCGACCTCACAATATCTGGATCGACGCCGATGGCACCGCGCCGACCAAGCTCGCGACCTTCGCCAATTGGGCGTGGCGCGAAGGCGCGGCCGTCTATGTGATCCCTGGCACGGTCACGGCAGCCGGACAGGCCAAATCCGCCGATGTGCTGCAGATGCAGGCGCTGGTCGTCGATCTTGACGCAGGTGATATCCCCGCCAAGCTTGACCACCTGCTGCATCATCTTGGCCAGCCCACCCTGATCATCGAAAGCGGCGGGCGCACGTCAGAAGGTGCCAGCAAGCTGCATGTCTGGTGGCGCATGACTGAACCCGCCGAGGGAGCGGCGCTGGTCGAGCTTTGCCGCCTGCGGGGTGAGATCGCCCTCAAGGTCGGGGGCGACACGCATTTTCGCTCCGCCCATCAGCCGATCCGGGTAGCGGGTTCAGTTTATCACAAGCACGGGCATCAGCGCCTGGTGCAAATCCGTGAGCACCACAGCATTGAAGTCGACCTCGACGAAT